AGAGTTTGGTACTGCTCCGTTCAAATGTGAATGATCGGTGTATGGTTTTTGGTAAGTACGTTTAAAGGTTTCACGGATATGATCCTCCGTGGGATTGGATGTTTTTAGGCATCCTATTGTTGTTGTCACAGGAATGATATCACAGTTCCGATTTCGCTCACCCTGTTACATCTAAACAAGAATCTTAATAGCGTATATCTACTATTTCCTGTGAATAATTCGAACTAGCGCATTTCATCGCTCTATTGCGTGGTGTTGCTTATGACGTTCATGCCTCTTGAATGTTTTTTGCTGTACTTCTTCTTATGATTCGTGCTCGGCTCAATTCCCATTCGCATTCTAGCTTTTCCAATGATCTTAGCCGAAGTTGATCCAGCTTCCCTGTATAGTGCATTTCCCACAAGCCAACTGTGTTTCTTAGGGTTGTTTGTGAGTTCTTCGTCCCTTCCGGTGTAAGTCAACGAATTGCATATACAATTGTCGATCTTTCTTAGTATCATCAGTTTCCCGTTTGATATAGTTGTCCACTTACTGCAGAATTCTATAACAAATGCTGATGACACTGTCACCTTCTTTATAACCTGCCCTATACCGTACTCGGTCACTGGTTTGCTCGAGCTCGGATTGGGTGTTGTATGTGCCAGTTTTGATATACTTTCTAATATATACTTCTCCATTTTCTTTGGCATCCATATAACACAATCGTCACCGCTGGCTATGAATGCATATGGCAACTGATGCATGTTGTCGTAGGTCATAGTTGGCATATATTTTTGAGCCTCCCTACTGGTCAACACCCCGTTTTCTTGTGCCTACCTGGCGGCTTCCCTCACGTAACATGTCGCGTATGTGCCTGTCCTCTAAGTGTTCTGTAGCGTGGTCTTGTTTGATGCACCTGAGAATACTGTGCCGTTTAAACGATACTGCGCATACTTTCGCCTCCTACCTTTTACTTTCATATAAGACTGAGCTGTGCACTTTGGGTCAGTGGCGCACTCTATCAGTTTTAGCCTTTTCTTGTACACTAGATCAGGCACTTTCTCTTGATACTTTTTCTATATGGGCATGCCTATCACATTCCACATGCCTTTATCTACGATCGACATTATTGAGGCATGCTGCTACGAGTCATACGAAGAACCGTCATATATGACCGATATATAATCCTCTTTTCCTTTCAGAATGTACTGCATCCTTTCGAGGAATTGTTCTGACGTAAGGCCATGTATAAACCACGGATATATTTTCTTCAAGAAGAAGATCTATCCCTGGTGGCACATGGTTAGCAGTCCTAGTGTGTTTTTTAGCGGCGAGAAAAGGCCCCTTGGTCTTGAACTCTGATTCATTGTGTATCCCTTGTCGTTAATCACCAACTCTCCCTGGAATACATGTTGTTCCCCGCCCTTGCTCATGAAATCGTAAGACTTACCGAAATACTTGTCCAAGTCGTTAAGTGAGCATTTCAGCGCGGATATGATCGACGTTGCATAAATTTTGAGCTTTGCGGATCCGTAGTGCTTCCTACTTTTCTACCATTCTGAAACGGAAGGTAGAACCATTGTTTTCACTTGATATAAATTGTTTCGCATGTCCCTGTTCATTGCGTTTGATACACTGCGAATTTGTCTCAAACCCTCCTCTGATGGCACCTATCTGGGCAGGGCCTGCCTGTTCTACATGGCGAACACCTCGTTGTGAATGGTCTTGTTAGACCATTCCGCCGAATACCCTGATCCTTCCTAAGCGTAACCACTGGGGCTTAGTTGTGCCGTACCCAACGTCTTCTCCATTGAGTCCTATTTCTCTTTGAAACGATCCATGTCCCCGTCCACATGATAGTCATAGCTCTCATTGTCTATGGTGTATTTGGCTTTGGTCAGTATTTGGGATTCGTTGTTTGTCGTTATTAACTCTTTGACATGGTAGTAACTCTTTTGTTTCAATGCCAACGATATCTATTGGTTTATTTCGTTTCTGCTATACACACCACAATCTAGATGATGCCAGCTCTTATGCGCTAAAAATACATTCTTGCCTGACTATAACCAATTCATCATGCTTTGCGCGTATGAGAGCTTACATTGGCCTACTATGGTCATTATGCCTGTCACTAGTTCTGTATGATGGCAAAGCTATATGCGTCCTGAGGATCGTGCATTCCACTCAGATATTATGGCTCGCTGCTTTGCCTATAGCGGTTTCCAGTTCTTACTTTTCGTGGCTTTGTTCTTCAACTCGTGCAACTCTACCTTATGTGGCTCATACTAATCGTCCACGTCCACTACTTTATCAAGATTTTTATGTTTTTTGGCGTATCGAGTTTTACCGGTTCCCATCGGCATGCACATAGCAACATTTGGTGCGTTGCCTGCCACGTATTTTATGTTACTTGACGCAATTTTCGCCTCTATACTTCTGGTCATCTCTTTGTATCTGTCACTCATATGGGACTCGAGCAGTGTTGTCTTACACTCTCTGAATGACTTATATGACTCGGTGAGGGCTTTAGCCGAGAATGATATGAAACAGGCCATCATCACTTTGTCACATATGTAATCGTAATCTTCGTGTTCCTATGTGGCCATCAGTATTGATTGGCATATCGACTGGGTGATCCAGCCTTGTTGTAGGCAGCTCGAAATTATGCTTGTTATCTTGAAGATGTCCCTCGTTATGTGGCCGTATGGGTCATCTGACTGGTTGCCGTTTGTGTACCTGCTCTTAAATTCTTCGTAACTGCATTGCATCAATGTATTTGACTTACTTACTGTGGAATTTAAGCTATCCGATTCTAACCCGCTTATCTCAGCTGAATACTTCTTTTGAAGTATCGAAGTTGTTATTCCTGAGATCTATTGTTTGTCGCAAGTAGTCTTGAAACAGCGTCTCTCTAGCTGCGCTCGGCATGCGCGTTTTATGAGTTCCGTCCAATATGTGAATATTATTAGGCACGGGCTCGCTGGTATGACGGGGAACTAATACTTTATTTTGCCACATGCCCATGCCAGAGTGCTATAAGTCTAACTGATTATCACCATCAGCAGTTTCACCACATTTATATTGTAGTTATCATCTACCACGGTGTTGATTGACAAATTCATCATAGGTGATGATGCTGTTGGCATTACTTTATTGGTCTTTAGCATGTAAATCTACCGTCCAGGCGCTCTGGCTGCAATTATGTCGGGTGTGTCCTTACACGTATATTCTCGATCTTTGCCCCCTCGTGTGCATAGCGATAGGCTATCTTCCCCTTTATATGATTTACATACTGTGCATACGTTGAAAATGCAACCACACGGTTCACCGGTTTCAACTATGCCGGACAGCACTATCTCAGAGTTAAGATAGATGGCCTTGAGCTCTTCCTTGCTAGCCGCGTCGAATGGGAGATTGATTGTCTCCTATCCTTCGTTGAACGATTCCTCGGTTACCCGCTGCTATGTTCTGCTTATTGTTATTCCTCTGTATAGATGCAGCGACAGTGACATCACCAGGAACAACATCAACACGACTAACAGCTTGGGCGTTCTCTCCCATAGACTATTGGGTGGTCTCTAGTCGTGGTCTGCTAACGTTGGCTGCTCGTTTAGTTTTCTCAATGCTTTGCTGTATGCTATGCCTTCTATTGGGTTCAGGTATAGGTCTTGTGTCACTGACGACATTCTTGATACCTCAGAGATTGGGATGGACTTGGTTAATAGTGAACAGTCCTTGTTACCCAACTTCATTTGGGCTTCTGGCAGTCCTGCAACCGCTGCCTAGTAATTCTTTTCGAGTTGGCTGGTTATCTCCTAGTTCACGTCTGTTAAGTGTCCATGGCTTACACTGTAATGGCCCAAGCTCTTGTTCCTGAATATCCCAACGACCTAATATGACATTAGGGGATCACCTCCGTGAGTAGACATCACCGTGGTACATTCGTACAGTCTTCCGTTGTCACTTGGCCATCTTGGCTATGGGCTTTCGTATCCTGCTGACTTGTACGTGCCCACTGGCGCGCCTGCCGGTGTCCTCGTCACCTTGCCGTTCCATATTTTTACCTTATTCTCGTTATAAGAAGTTGTAAGCGTGCAATTTAT